TAACTACTGCATCTGTGGTATTTACAGCAGGTGGCGTGTGGACTGGAGCTAAAACTGTCTTCTTGGCTACGTCTGCTGATGGCACTGGTAAATTAATTGCGTCAGCACCGCTATCAACAGAAAGAGTTTTAAATAGTGGAAGTACATTAACAGTAGCTATGTCTATTACTTTGGCGGGATAATATGGCTACGCTACAAGATTCATTTACTACCGCAAGTCCAGATTATCAACGTCAGATATATGGCGTTAATAATTATGCCGGGCAAGGTTTTATACCTACAGAAGATTATCACATAACAAAGGTTAGATTATTTGCGTATAAAACAGGGACACCTGGAACTATTACAGTAACTATAGAAGGATTGTCAGGAGGACTTCCATCGGGTGTAGCATTAGCTACAGGTACTATAAACGGTACTACACTTACGTCAGATACAGCCGGAGGCTGGGTAGAAATAAGTTTGGGTGCTGGAGCAGACTTGACATCTGGCACTACCTACGTTATAGTAGTAAAAAATTCAGACACCAGTTCAGGAAATGCTATATGGTGGAGGGCGTTGCTTGCTGGTGGATATACTGGTCCAGCGTATAACTGGAATGGTACATGGAATGATTTTGGTGCAAGGGATTTTTTATTTGAGACTTATGATAATATAGATGCTTTTGATGAAGGTACTAAAAACGTAGATGGAGTAGCAACAGTGGCTTTAACTGTAGAGGAACAAACTGATAAAAGTGTATTTTCCAAAACCGGATGGGGATGGAATATGAGTATGGGCATATAATACAGGAGATATAAAAGTGGTCAATTCAAATTTTTTATGCAATAAAGCTGGTCATAGGATTAATCCCGCATCCGAGACCCATAGAATGGTTGCAGCGAGTGGACAAAAATTAACATGCACTGCTAACGATACTGATTATACAGTTACAGTGGTAGCTGGAGCGAGATATGCTATTACTGCTGATGCTACAGGAGTTATATGGCTTGGAGTAGCAGACGTTACTACTGATGCTAATATTCTGTGGGCTATTGGTCCTGGTGGAACCATAGGAATAGAAATTCCGGCAGGTATAACTACTCTACATTATGGTTCTGATACCGATGGAGCAATAGGTAGGTTGGCACAAATAGACGACACGCAATAGAGGTACGTTATGAAAAAGGCTCATGTAGAAATTTTATTGTGGGGTTTATTTTTGTTCGGTGTACTGTTTGTTAATGAAAACTACATACACAAGGATAGACAGTATATAAAATCTGCTATAGAAAACAATGTAGTTATAGAAGCTGTAGTGCCTACCGTATTTGGAAAGGCATATAGTATAGGCAGTGGGGTTAAAGCAAGTAATTGGGGTCTTATAGTAACGGCTAAACACTGTGTTGAAGGTGCGTCCTACATAAAAGTTACAGGAAAAGATTTTACGTGTTATACTAATGTCTGGTATCTGGACAAACAGCACGACTTAGCAATAGTTGTTGTTCCAAAGTATTTTGATAGTTATGCTACGTTAGGATGTTTAAACGATATTAGTATGGGGGATAGGATTTTTGCAGTCGGAAATCCTTCTGGTATATGGGATAACTCGGTACTAAAAGGGCGTATCTATGATGACCATTTTGAGAGACTGGCATTATCAGAAACAGGGTACTTCATATTTTTTAAAGCTGATGCCAAGCCAGGATATTCTGGCGGTGGAGTTTATAACAAAGATAAGTTGATTGGTATATTGGTATCTGGTACAAAAGATGCGACATTTGTGGTTCCTGTTGAATACGTAAGAAGTTTGTTAGAGGAATACAATGCCCGCTAAAACAGAAAAACAAAGACGATTTATGGCTATAGCTTTGCACCAGCCAGGAAAATTGTACAAGAAGAATCGCAGCGTTTTGAAAATGAGTCGTGAAGAACTTCATAAATTTGCTTCGAGTAAATAATGGCTAAAGAAAAATCAGAACATGGAGCAAAGACAGCAGCAGGTTTAATGTTGACGAAGTATCTACGTCAAATTGCTGCGGAAATTACGGAACTTGAAAAGAATGAGGAAGGGCAAGAAGTTATTATGTCTAAAGCAGAAGCCCTTGCTCGTAAGATGTGGAAGTCTGCTTTAGGTTTTAAAGAAACTATTATAGGAAAAGGCGGGGCGAGAGAAGAAATAGTTCACGCTCCAGACCGGGGACTTATGGCTATTCTGTTTGAAAGAATAGAAGGCCGTGCCCCGTTAGCATTTAATGATACATCAAAAAGAAATATTGCTGATAGAGTTGACGACCAGGCAAAAGATAGAATATCTAAAGCTGGAAATATAAAGTCAGAAGATGATACAAACCAGTGACATTTTAAAACCTGTACTTAAAGAACCATTTCCTTCAAACAGAAGGTACTGGAAATGCCCTAATACTGGATTAGTGGTTCCGAAGTTTCCACAGGAAAACATAGAGTGGCGTGCTAATCTTTTACGTAATGCAGAAAGTGACCCCATACTACAGAAAGATTTGATGGCTGCTTGTAAAGCGTCACAACTTTTCTGGATTAATGGCTTTGCCTGGACGTATAGACAATTTGAGACTGACCAAAAAACAGGTGAAAGAAAAGACTGTGCCCATCCTCACGTCCCATTTGTTACGTGGGAAATTCAGGATGAATTGCAATTAACTTTTGAGTGGTGCTTAAAAAACGCCAAAGATATTTTAATTGATAAATCTCGTGATATGGGTGCAAGTTGGTGTTGCCTAACATTTATCCATTGGCTTTGGTTATTCAGACCTGATGCACAGCTTCTTGAGTTGTCAAGAACTGTAGAATACGTTGATTGGCCCGGCAACATGAAGGCTCTGTTTCAGAAACACGACTACATAAATTCGTGGCTTCCTGACTGGATGCGTCCAGAAGGTTGTTTACCTGATGAAACTAATAGAACTAAGAAACACATGAAGAATATTCACAATGGAAGTTGTATTGATGGCGAATCTACAACTCCTAAAGCCGCAAGAGGTGATAGACGTTTGGTTGGTCTATTGGATGAATTTGCTGCCTGTGAAGAAGGAGAAGCTATGGATACGGCTTCTCGTGATGCGTGTTTAATGCGTATCATAAATTCAACGGTTGGTGGCCCAGGTACAGCATATAGTAGAATTAAAAATAGTGGTAAGACAAAAGTTTTTGTCATGCCGTTTTGGGAACATCCAGAAAAAGGTTCTGGTCGTTATGTTAAAGATTTGGGTGATGGTAAATACGAAATAAGTTCTCCATATCGTGATTATGAATTAACAGTTCGTTCTCCAAAACAAATAGCTACAGAAATTGATAGACAAGACATCGAATCTGGAGACTTATTTTTTACATCACAAAATATTGATAAACATATCGCTATGTACGGTAAAGAACCACTTACCAGGGGGAATATAAACATGAGACCAAGCGTAGCAAAAGATGCTATTGGTTCTGTAGTTAAAAGAAAAGATTTGAACTCTATAGTTTATAATAGGTGTGCGGATGGAAAATTAAGAGTTTGGACTAATTTGATTTTCAATAGGCCAGACCAATCTAAATCTTATATTTTTGGTATTGATTTGGGAAAAGGTCAAAGTGCCTCAAATTCTGTGGTATCAATAAAGTGTAAAGAGACCAAAGAAAAAATAGCTGAATGGAAAGATGCAAATACTCCACCTTATGAAATGGCTTATGTTGTAATGGCATTAGCTATATGGTGTGGTGGAAGAAAACCTGCTGGCCTGCCACTCCTAAAATGGGAGATGAACGGGCCAGGGTGGGATTTTGGTAGGATTGTGGTAAAACAGTTCAAGTATCCATATTATTATCGCAATATTCCTACGGGTAAAATAACGGATGAAAAATCTGACAGTTATGGTTGGCACAATAGCAGGCAATCAAAATGGGAGTTACTGTCACTTTATGACAGGATACTCGCTATTGGTGGATATGTAAACCATTCCATAGAGGGTTTAAACGAAGCAAAAATTTATATCCATTTTAATAGTGGTGGAATAGGCCCTGCTTATTTAATCGAGGAAAGTGAATCAGCGAGAAAAACTCACGGTGATATTGTTATGGCTGATGCTCTAACTCTTGATGATTCTGATATTCCAAGAGGAACAAGGGTTGATGACACTGCCATTCCTGAAAATTCAGCAGGTCATAGGTTGAAACAAATTATAGATAAACATAATAAAAAGAGACGACCCAAATCGTGGAGACAAAAATTTGACTTCACGGGGAGCATTAATTAATGGCTGATTTAATAACTCCAAGTAAGTTACAAAACGTAGTTAAACAAGGCTATGAAAGAATGGCTCATTATAGAGCGGCTACAGCCATGTTTATAAAAGAATATGTAGGAGCGTATTATAGAGACGAATACGGATTAACTGGTGAAGAACCGTTGAACTTGATGTTCCACAATATTAAGACTATGGTTCCTAATCTTGTTATGCAGAATCCAGTAAATAAAGTTACAACTCCCATACTTGCCCATCGTCAGTATGCAGAATTACTTTCACTCGGTTTAAACTTCATAGACGAACAGTTAAAACTCAAAAAAATTATAAGGGCCTGGGTAGTTAATGCTTTGTTTGGTTGGGGAATTTTAAAAGTCGGACTGGCTGCTAAAGGACAGATGTTACAGTTTGGAGACGCAAACATTGACCCAGGAATGTTGTACTGTTCTATTATAAGTTTAGATGATTTTGTAATCGACCCAATTTGTAAATCAGTGGATACATCTTTATTCCAGGGTCATAGAACTATGGCCCCACGACAGATTCTACTTGACACAGAAGGTTACAATCACGATGTAGTTAAACAGTTGCCGTCTTCATCTACCGATATTCGTGCTGATAGAATTTCTGACCTGACTAAAAGATACGCAAGTGTGCAAGAAATTCTTGAGATGCAAGATTATGTTGATGTAGTTGAACTGTGGATGCCAGAGATTGATGCAATAGTAACCATTCCAGACCCATATCAAACTACGATTGATAAATACGTTGGACTGATGGACTACGAAGGACCAAAAGAAGGACCTTATATTCACTTGTCATTTACCCCTCCCGTTCCCAACAATCCGTTTCCTGTAGCTCCTGTTGGTATCTGGTTTGATTTACACAAGATGGCTAATAGAACACTGTCAAAAATAATGGACCAATCAGATAGGCAGAGAGATATTCTAATGTATAATCCATCTCAAGCTGACGAGGCCCAGGAAATATTAGATGCAGAAGATGGGGACGCACGAGCTACGTCAGACCCTAATGGCGTTAAGGTAGTGTCATTTGGTGGACAGAACCAAAACAACGAAGTAATGTTGCAGCACTTACAGGTTTGGTATAATTATATGAGTGGCAATCCTGATTTAATTAGCGGAGGTATGTCGCCAGGAACGAAAGGAACATCGGAAACTGCCACTCGTTCTCAAATATTACAAGCTAATGCTGGTATAGGTGTAGAAGATGCAAGGCAAATTCTTTATGACCAAACAGCAGAAGTGAATAAAAAGTTTGCGTGGTATCTTCATACCGACCCGTTTATTGAGTTACCGCTTCCAAAGAGAACTACAGGTAATGAATATCAACAGGTATTTTTGACACCAGAACAACGTCAGGGAGATTTCTTAGAATATACTTTTGATATTGTTCAAAGGTCTATGTCAAAGGTTGACCCAATGATTAGACTACGTAATATACGTGAGTTCTGTATAAATGTTCTTCCGTCTGCTGTACAAGCGGCCCAACTTATGATGTCAATGGGAAGACCGTTTAATCTCGAAGGTTATTTAACTACTGTAGCGGAAGAAATGGGAATAGGAGATTGGATTGGTGGTATGTTTGATGACCCTGATTTCCTAACACGGTTACAGATAATGTCTGCTATGGGGCCGCAGAATGCAGGAAAAGCAGGGTCTATGGCTGGATTCATGCAGAATCAGGGCAATCCTATGCAAAGAAATGTTCCTGGAGAACAGGAACAAGCGAATATGATGTCACAAGAAACTGCGGCAGAAGCACAAAGCCAAAATGAAGGGGTTTACTAATGTGTATGGCAAGTAGCGAAAAAAAGATAAATGGTTTTTCAGAATATCAGATAGAGGATGCAGCAAGAACTCTGATACGTGCAGAAGAAATTAGAAACGATAAAAAATTATTTCCACTCGCACAGAAAGAATTAGTTAAACAGGCACAAGCGGCTGCTGAT